TTTATAGCCAGATTGTGACAAACGTTATAGATTTATATGTAGATGGCGTTACTACTTATATATAATTAACCGCTATTTGTTTTGTTCAGATTTAATCAATGAGTATGAACCTATTTGTTTATTTTTAGTTTAAATTTTCGCTTAGTATATATTGTTAGATTATTTCAGATTATTAATGCTTGTCATATATGAAGAAATACATTTAAATATTTACAATTTCGTTTTGTAGTTCGTTAAAAACTGCACCTTGATCACATATGATTTCTGTCCCCAGCCCTCTGTGTACGTTTTGTATGTGTGTCAATTTCTCGTTTGGGGTTATCGTACTTAAAACCCTCATAACCTGGGAAGGATTATCCAAATTTATTATATTTTATATATATACTTTCTACAGTGCGCAATAATCTATTTTATCAGCGGCTATTCCCAGATGGCTCAATACAATTATAGTTCCATTTTTGTTCGAGTTCTCATACAAATAAATGTAGTGAAAGTGATTTTGTATGTCCTTGATATTAATGCACCTTCCTTTTTGCAGTAGCTACCAAGTGATTTTGTATTGTTGATCACTATAATGTCAACACCTATTTTAATGTGCCCGCTGTTTAATATATTGTTTGAATTTTAGTTTGTCGGTAAGCGTATAGCCTCCCTCAAAATTATAATAACTTACCAGGGTATTAATATTGTTAAGTTTTAGGACTGCATGGGTCTCTTTGAGCAACCAGATCTCCTATTATATTATTTTATTATTTACTTGATGTTTGTGATTTATGGTACTTTTATTCAATATTGCTTGTCGGTTAAAGTTAAATTAGAGTATCCTCTTAGCCGTTAGGATTCTAGAACGAGAAGGCCGTACGCCAAAAGCGCGCTATGGATGGTAGAACCAGGATAGTGTTAAATTACGGAGGTCCTCATATAACGGCGCCAATCAATGTGTAATATGAATGTCTCGAATCTCTCAAATAAAATTAATGTTTCTAAATCTACTAACGACATTGTTAAAAACGCTAGTAGTAACGATCTTAAAGGATTCTTTGCAATGCTTTCTGGATCAGGCGTGTCAGGTGACATCGGCCGCTATAATGAACTTGTTGAACGATATCGTGCTATGCGTCAAGGTTCGTCTTATATTAGTTACCTTAACGTGTATAATGATATTGTTGCGTACTATGTTGCACATGGTAAGCACACTGCTTCTCAATATGAACCCATTTGGGATTGGCAATACAACTGCCTCTATTTGAGACGTGATGTTTATCGTGTCAAGCATCAAGTTATGGTCGATGTTGTTGATGAGCTTTTAATTGCTAGTTATGAAGAAGATGATATTCGTCGTGTTGTTCGATATCTATTATTAATAGACTTTACTAAGACCAAGGATATTATTAATGACATGCCAGAAGTTAAACCGGTTTATGGTAATATTGGTACATCAGAATATATTGAATTTTTGGAAGTTTTGTCAACAACAAAGGATGATGATATGCTTATTAGTAGTCCCACACTTACTAGTATCATCAACTATTATTTTGATTTTGCATTGTGTTCTATAGGCTGTGTCCCATTTAGTTTTACACCCAATATGTATTCGGTAATAGGAAATCATATGCCACTACATGTTGCTTTAGATCATTGGTTTACACCACAATCACAAGGCAGCGTTGAAGATTTTGGTTATTTGGATATATTGACACGTTCTGTCAAATCGACTATTGATATTCCGTATCAAATTCATAAAACGTTTGAATCTGTTGCAACCACCAGTAATACTATGTCGATGTGTGCTGATAAAATGGATAGATTGGGCGATGCTATGCACGCTTTTATTGAGTCGTTTTTACAGCGTACCGATCGTTTAGCTACAGGTCTTTCATCAGAGGCTATGATTTCAATGGTAGAAATATTCATTGACTTTATGTCTGATCTACCAGACTTGAAAGCTGTATCATCATTTCGTTGGATTACGTATTGTTCTCGAGTATTACGACTTTTTATACCTAATGGAGTTAGTCTTGCTTTTAATCTCTTTTCGACACATTTGGCATGTCTATTTACGGCTGTAGCTCAGGGTTTGGATGATGTTTTACAAACTATACTTGTTGTCTTTTCTGGAGCCATTGCTTTGCAAAATGTGCCTGATAGGGTTGGCGTCAATAAAATGATGGAGTATATGAAATCTTTAAATATTGCAGTTCCCTTTTCTAAAAATATGGTAGCTGTTATTCAGTCAATGATTTCTATGCTTCCTGAAGCTGTTAAAGCATGGGCTAGTCAATACATACCCGAACATGTCTTCTATATGAAGCTTACAACTCAGTATGCCGAGGTTATAAATAGAATAGACATATTTTTGACCTATGATATTGATCGGATTTATTTTGATCGTAATCTTAGCAAGGAAATAGTTATTTTATATAATCGTGCGCATGAGTTGGTTAGAGATATGGCACCATTTGTGAGAGATGTTTCAGGTGAGTTTTCACTTTTGCGTGAACAGTTGCGAAAGTTTGACAAGCTCTATGAGTCTGTTCAATCGATCATGAAATGTGGTGTTATACGTGAGTGTCCATTTAGTTTGACTATAGCTGGCGATTCGCAAATTGGAAAATCTACACTATCAGCAGCTATTGCTAAGTATATGTATCCAGATGCACCTGCAGACCGTGTTCGTTATGTCATCCCAACGGATCCCGATGAGTTTTGGAGTGGTTATTCACCCCTACATTGTGTTACTGCTGAAGATGATGCGGATCAGGATGCTGAGTATAAAAATGCACTCCAATTGTTTTCAATTGTTACCAATGCACCATATCAACCACCTATGGCATCAGTTGATGATAAATCTATTGGTGTTAAGGGAACACCATATCACTCAAAAATGCATATACGTTGCACCAATAACCCATATCCTAAGCCGCTCGTCAAGATTCTTACATTAGAGGCTTATTGGCGACGTCGTCATATGTTGGTTAAAGCAGTTGTTAAAGATGATTATCTTGTTGATGGCAAGGTTCAATACTCGCCTGTATTCAAACATCTAGAATTTTGGCAAATGGATCCTGTTGTTGAAGGCGGAACGCCTGTTAAGATTGGTGATTTTATGGACTTTATGAAAATGTTGCGTACTGCTTATGATAGACATACAGCAAATGAGAAAGCCGTTGTGGATATGATGACATCCAATACGGATACCTTTACTGAACAAATTGGTGCTGCTTATCAAGTTACTGATGTATTTACTGATGCTCAAGGCCGTCTTACTGATTTCCTCAATGATATGCAATTAAAAGCGGTTACGTCAGCTACAGGTACTTATAATGCACTTAAGAATTATCTTGAGAACCATCCCGTTATTAGCCAGGTTCTTAAGTTGTGTGCCATTGTTGCCGGTGTTAGCACTGCCGCATTGGGTATGGTCTCATTGTACTCAGCTATGTTTATTAATGCAAGTGCTGAATCCATACCATCAGGAGACATGCGAACCAGTAAATATCGGCGTATTAAGAGACCAGCCTTTTCAGAAGGTACTACAGATCCCACAGCTGAAAGTTTAGTGTTAGATGTTGTACGAGGTCGACAGTGCGTTTGTCAATTATATGATCGTAGAACTACCAAGATGAACCAGATGACCGGTTTGTTCATTGGTGGACGTTACGTGCTTTTTCCATATCATCTTTTTGTTGCACCCGATGGACAGCTGGTTGAGCCAAATTCACGAATGGTTCTTACGACAGATCAAGCTGTTTTCGAGCAAATGTTTGAGGTTAAGCGTATGACGCAGTTGTTTGCTAAAGATGGCTCACGAAAAGACTGTTGTGTGTATGAATGCACACTCCAAGTTCGCGCTTTCAAGGATATCCGTCAACATTTTATTGCTGATAACGAGTTGACAGCTATACCTAACTGGTGTGAGGCTAGTATCAATAAATTTTCAGATTTTTCCTTTGAGCGCCAACTAATCAATGTTAATCCGATCACACAACAAAAATATAATGTTACCGGC